ATACCTAAGCCCACCGGAAAAGGGTACACGAAAACCAGCCCCCATAAAAGCGGCTCTTGCAATGTCTTTTGGCGATTTCATTGTAATACGCTTTCCGGGTCGTGTCAAGCGTGATTTCTCACATTCATGAGGTTTCGGCGGGTATTGACTGCGGCAGAGATAAAAAACCGCCCAGAAGTCTCTGCAACAAACTTCGGGGCGGTTGGAAGCGAACTCGTTTGCTAAATGGAATACCCCTCTGCAACAGAGTACGCCATTTGGCGCGTAGTTTAACTCCCATGCTTACCATACCACATATTTCTGCCGCAGTCAATGAATTCTCACACCGAAAGGAGGGCACATGACTTGGCATTGAAGGAACTTCGAGAACGTTCCAACCTGACCCGTGCACAGGTAGCAAAGAAACTGAATGTGGACTTGTCCTGTGTGACGCATTGGGAGCTGGGTGACTGGCGACCGGCACGGAAGTACCACAAGAAGCTGGCAAGGATGTACGGTGTGACAGTGGACGAACTGTTCAAGACCAGCAGTGAGCAATAACAGGAGGATAAAAAGGTGAAGCGCATGAATGAGAACTGGGCAATTTGCCATGACAACGGTATCGTGGGACAGCGCGGAGCAAGCGACGGTTTCACTTCCGAGGCACAGGCCGTAAAAGCTGCGACAGAGATGGCAGCGCGCGGCGTTACCATCTATGAAGTATGGCGGGTGGAATAAAAAATGCCCCGCCCGGTGTAGCAGACCGGGCAGGGCGGCGGAACAAATCTTAGGCTCAGATATGTGTCCTGTGGCTATTTTAGCACAGGAGAAAGGGAAAGGCAATGCCGAAGGTGAAATTAAACCGGGACATCAAGAAGGAACAGGCGGAATACCGCCGGAACCTGATTGAAAGCAAATATCATTCCCGCGGCTATCGGGCGCAGACCGAGGTGGAACGTGCGCTTGGTGTCAGTCAGGGATGGTTGAGCCGCCGGTTACGCGGGGAAGGCATCAGCTTGGATGATCTGAACCGCATTGACAATCTGCTTCAATTTGAAGCGGCGGAATTTGCAAGGTTAGTGAGGTGCCGATAATGGACTGGAACCTGTTTTTCATGATTCTGGGCGTGGCTTACGCGGCCACTTGGGTATTTAAAGTCGTTGACCTGATCGAAGGAGGGAATCCGCATGAGAAAGCGTGACCGGCGCACCAGAGAGCAGCGGAAGACGGATGCCTCCGCATGGATGGGCTTCATGTGTTTTCTGGCACTGCTGCTGATTACCATTTCGTACATGGTGGTGAGCGCGCGATGAGCACAGAACGAACCGACATGAGCGCTATCCACTGGGCCTCTGCCCGGTCTGCGGTATGGACAGCGGGGAGCGTGTGCAGAGTGAGAAAGCCCCGTTTAAGCATTATGTCCGCTGCGCGACCTGCGGGGCAATCACTGCCGGGTACGCCCAGCAGAACAACGCCACAAAAGCGTGGCAGAGAGGGGACGCGTGGAAATGAAGCGACGCAGAGTGTTCCCCGTGTGTGCGAAATGCTCAACGGTGATGAACCCCGACCTTTACGACGATGTGACCCCCGGCTTTCTGGTGGGCGGCGAGTGCTACTGCCCGGAGTGCTTCAAGGAGTGGATGAAGGATGCGGTGGACAGCGACCCGGAGACCGTGGCACGGGGCATGGGGGTGGCAATCATCGACATACCGGAGGGCTGATATGACGCAGTGCGAAAAGATTCTGGCTTATTTGGATAAGCACGGGAGCATTACCACGATGGAGGGTATGAGCAAACTGCGGATCGCCAACTTTACGGCGCGGATTTCCGACCTGCGGAAGGCTGGCGTTGAGTTGACGAAGGAAACGGTCATCAAGAAGAACAAAGACGGCGAGACAATCTCCTATGGAGTTTACAGGAGGTCAAATGGGCAATAGCTGTTTATTCTACACACGGGCGACCGTGGATATCAATTTCCCGGAGGGGCATGTGTGCTGCGCACTGTGCCCTCTGCTGGAAACCTATTCCCGGCTCCAATGCCGGAGAACGGGCGAGTACCTGCTTGATTCAAAAGGGCGCGGGATGTATTGCCCGCTGAAAATGGAGGATGAACATGGAGAATCTGGGGATTTATGAGCGGGTTCGACAGGTGCCGGAGGCCGCCAAGCGGTCCATTCAGGCGGGGCGGTTGAAGGGTAAGACCGATATTAACCCCATGTGGCGCATCAAGGCGCTGACGGAGCAGTTCGGCCCCTGCGGAATCGGCTGGAAGTATGTTATCACGGACAAGCGGTTGGAGCAGGGGGCCAACAACGAGGTTGCCGCATTTCTGGACATCGACCTGTTTGTCAAGGTAGACGGAGCGTGGTCGGAAGCTATCCCCGGCACCGGCGGCAGCGCCTTTGTAGCAAGCGAGCGGAACGGGCTGTATACCTCGGACGAATGCTTCAAGATGGCTCTTACGGACGCAATTTCCGTGGCCTGCAAGGCGCTGGGCTTTGGCGCGGATGTGTACTGGGATAAGGACAGCACCAAGTATGACCGTGGCGCAGAACCTCAGCAACGGCCCCAGAAAGCGGCCATTCCGCCCCAGCAGAAGCCTGGATACAGATTTCCTCCGCAGGGCGATGCCACCGTTATCTGTGAGCGCTGCGGCGGTCAGGTGATGGATTACTTTGACGGCAGAGTCACGGTGAAGGCCGCACGGCTTGCGGCGAGGGCGAAGCAGCTGTACGGCTATTCTCTGTGTGAGAAGTGCGTAGCCGAGGCCAAGGAGGCCAACGATGCAGCGGGTTAACGCCACGGCGTTCCGCTGGACGATGGATGCCGCTGGTGACTGGCTGTGCATCCAGACCAACAAAGCGCGGCAGGTGCTTGACAGCCTGAAACCCGGCAAGGTCTACGACGTGGAGATCAAGGAACACCGGGAGAAGCGGAGCCTGAACGCCAACAGTTACTGCTGGGTTCTTCTGGGTAAACTGGCGGACAAGCTGTTCCCTGTCACGAAGAACGAGATATACAGGGAGTATGTGCGGCAGATTGGCCCATATAAGGATTTTGAGCTGACCGAGGGGGAAGCAAAGACTTTTCGGGTTGTCTGGGAGAACATGGGCGAGGGCTGGCCGACGGAACAGGTGGATTTTACGCCAGATGGGGAACGGGTTGTTATCCGGGCGTATTACGGTTCCAGCACCTACAATACCAAACAGATGTCCCGGCTGATTGACATGATCGTGGAGGACTGTAGGGAACAAGGCATTGAAACCCTGCCGCCTGAGAAGCTGGCGGGGATGATGGAGGAATGGGGATGCACAAAATGACAAAGGCGACGTCCATTCCGCAATCCGTGAAAGTTGTGGTATGGGCGCGGGACAATCACCAGTGCGTGATCTGCGGGTCTCCCGCAGGCGCGCCGGTGGCCCATGTGGTACGGCGTTCGCAGGGCGGAAGAGGAATTGAGCAGAACATTGCAACCCTCTGTCCCCGCTGCCACCGCCTGTATGACGAGGGACCATTAAGAGACCGCGAGCGCATTTACGTGCGGCTGGTGGCGCACATGAAAGCATTTTACCCGGATTGGAACCGGGAGGACATGATTTACAGAAAGGGAGCTATTTCATGCTGAACAGAATTATTGTGATGGGCCGGATGACCCGTGACCCTGAATTGCGCCGAACCAACAGCGGCAATGCTGTAACCTCCTTCACCGTGGCGGTTGATCGGGACTTCAAGTCCCAGTCCGGCGAGAAGGAAACGGATTTCATTGATGTGGTGGCATGGCGCAACACCGCCGAATTTGTGAGTAAGTATTTCTCTAAGGGCCGCATGGCCGTAGTGGAGGGCCGCTTACAGCTGCGTGACTGGACGGACAAGGACGGCAATAAACGCCGCAGCGCCGAGATTGTGGCCGACAGCGTGTACTTTGGCGATTCCAAGCGGGACGGCGGGGACACGGTGCAGAGCGAACCGCAGGGCGGTTTCAGCGAGATCGAGGACGATGGGCACCTCCCGTTCTAAGGCGGTGGGTGAATGCCGAACAGGATCATCAAGGATAGCATCAGGACGAGCAAAAGCATCAACGCAATGTCGGATTTCCAATTCCGATTGTGGGCGTACCTGATTACCTACGTTGATGATTATGGGCGCGGAAGCGCAGACCCGGAATTGCTCAAAGGCTTTGTATTCCCCCGCAGAAAAGGTGTGACTGAGGGAACGATCAGTAAGACGCTTGCAGAATTGGCGACCATAGGCTCTGTGATCCTCTATGAAGTTGACGGAGAACCGTACCTATGTTTTCCAAACTGGAGCGAGCACCAGACGGTGAGGAACAAAGTAAGCAAATTCCCGGCACCTGCTGACGGATTGATTACATCTGAAATCAATTGCAATCAATTGCAAGCAGGTGAAAGCAAATGCGCCCGTAATCCAATCCAGAATCCAGAATCCAGAATCCAGAATCCAGAAGAAGTAGGCGGCGAGCCGCAAACGGCATCCCCGCCGGTGGTTTCCATCCCCCTAAATGACGGCACTGAATATCCGGTGTCGCAGGAGCAATGCCAGGAATGGGCAGGCGTGTACCCTGCTGTCGACGTGATACAGCAGTTGCGGGAGATGCGGGAATGGTGCCTGAATAACCCGGCGAAGCGGAAAACGGCGCGTGGTGTACGCGGATTCATTACCCGCTGGCTGGCGAAAGAACAGGATCGCGGTGGCCGCAAGGGCGCGAAAGGCCCCGGCTTTAAATGCGAGGACGCGTGGGGGTATGTGTAATGGCTGCAAATATTAAGCTGTCGGACTGCCTCATTGCCCCCCACAGACAGCCCTGCTGGGATTGTGCCAACGCCTGCGGCGGCTGCGAGTGGTCCGCAAAAGGGGAACCCGTCCCCGGCTGGAAGGCGGAACCGGTCATCATCCGAAATAATATGGGCCGCGACCCGGATGATTTCTCCGCCAAATCTTACAGGATCTATGCCTGCCCAAAATTCAGGAGGGGATGATTGAAAAATGTTTGGGGATAAGCGCTTAAAAGCAGAAATAGTCCGGCTGAGTTATCGCGTGGCAGAGCTGGAAGAACGGCTTTGCCCATGCGAGCAGCATGACTGGAAACGCACTGGAGTTGATTACAGCTACGATGAAGCAGGCTGCTGCTACTGCGATGCCATGTATAACTACAAGTGCGCAAGGTGCGGCAAAAAAATGCGCTCCTTCCAGCCATACCTGGAATTGGATGGTGATCTGGGAAATGATGCGGATCGTAGTTGACATTTACGGCGAGGACACGCAGGGCACGAAGGAGGCGGTAGCCATGCTGCTGGAACCTCTGGGCCGCGTCCGGGTGGTCAGCGTCATTACCAACGGCAAGGAGGAGAAGCGGTGATTGCATTTGAGATCCCCTATCCGGCAACAAAACGCGGTAAAGCGGCGTGGAACAAGCGGTTTGGCCTGAATGCGTATTACGCCGGTAAGCATTGGTCGCAGCGGAAGAAGGATGCAGAAGAACTGCATACCTTGGCCCACTGGGCAATGCGTAAAGCAGGAATTACAAAACGTCTGATAAATCACCCCGTTAAGGTGACATTTTTCTGGAATGACAATCTGGACATCGACAATCACGGTGCGCTGGGCAAGGCCTTTGTGGACGCGATGAAAGGCTACATACTGCCGGATGACAACCCTGAGTGGTTCCGTGCCGTGGAACACAAATTTTGGAGCGGAGATACGATCCGCGTGGAAATTGAGGAGGCAGAATGATGGATGCTGTGGAGTTTTTGGACAAGGTTGACCGTCTCAGCAAAAGGGGATCTACTGAAGAAAAAATGCGCTACAACGATTATAGGACAGCAAGAGATAATACACGGGCGGTGAAGTTTGTCGAGCGATGGGACGCCAAGCATCCCATCAAAACCCGCCAGAGCGAGTTCTTGAAGCATTACCCCGGCGCGCGGCGAATTTTGGCACACGGGTGCCTCAATGCTTGCCCGATGGATGTGTTCTCAGATGCAGACATTAACTGCAATACGCAACCTTGCTTTGAGTGCAAAAAGGCGTTCTGGCTTGCGGAGGTGGAGGACGCATGAAACTATTGATCGGCGGAAGCCCCTGCACACATTGGAGCATCGCGCAGACGAAGAACCGCGAGACAGAGGCCATCGGCATCGGCTGGGAGCTATTTCTAAACTACCGTATCGCCCGCGACAAGTACAAGCCGGATTTCTTTCTCTACGAGAACAACAAGTCCATGTCGCTCGCTATCCGGGCGCAGATCACGGCGGAGTTAGGCGTGGAGCCTGTTCTGATTAACAGCGCCCTTGTGAGCGCGCAGAACCGCCAGCGGCTCTACTGGGTGGGCAAACGAAACCCGGACGGCACATATAGCCAAGTTCGAGTGGAACAGCCGGAGGACAGGGGTGTGTGCCTGTTAGATGTGCTGACGGCTGATGATCTCGCACCCGATAACGGAGGTGAGTTTAAGAAGCTAAAAGCCGGTCTGCACACAAAATTCGCGTCAACGTGGCAGGTCGGGAAAACAGGGGACGGTGGCGGGCAGGCCGTCAGGGTTTATGACATTCTCGGCAAGTCTGTCACGCTTAAAGCTCTTGGTGGTGGGGGAGGGGCAAAGACGGGGCTTTACAAGATTGGAGATGCCATCTTTGCTCTCAATGCAAAAGGGTGTGAAAAACTACAGACAGTACCGGCGGGGTACACGTCATGCGTTCCGTCGAACATCGGAGTTACACTGCTGGGCAACGGCTGGACCGTGGATGTGATCGCCCACATTATGAGCCATTTTACCGGGCTGACGAAAGAACCAGTGGAGGTGCTGTCCATGTACGACGGCATGAGCTGCGGGCATATCGCGCTGGACAAGCTGGGCGCGGAGGTCACCGCCTACTATGCAACCGAGATCGACAAGTACGCCATCCAAACCACACAGCACAATTACCCGGACACCGTACAGCTGGGCGACGCGTTTCAGGTGCGGGACGATGATTGGGGAGTTAAGGAATGAGCGATTTGGAGCAGACCGCCATAGAGCGGCTGAAAGCGGCATCGGATATGAGCCTACGGCTTTTTGAAAAACCGTTAGTGATCACCTACTCCGGCGGGAAGGACAGCGACGTGATGCTACATCTGGCGGAGAAAAGCGGCATTCCGTTTGAAGCCCTGCACTCCCTCACCACGGCGGATGCGCCGGAGACGGTGCGCCATGTGTACGATACGTTTTATCGGCTGGAATGCAAGGGCATCAAGTGCGACGTGGACAAGCACGTCCAGCCGGACGGCTCCCGTATGACCATGTGGAAACTGATCCAAAAGAAGCTCATGCCGCCAACACGCCTGATGCGGTACTGTTGTGCCGTCCTTAAAGAGGGGGGAGGCAAGAATCGGTTTATCGCTACGGGTGTTCGCTGGGCGGAATCCACAGCCAGGAAACGCCGTGGCGACTTAGAGGTATTAACGTCTAAGCCACAAAACAAACTGATCCTATCAAACGATAACGACGAGGATCGCCGATTATTTGAAACGTGCCAACTCAAGGGGAAGCGGGTGGTGAACCCCATCATCGACTGGAAGGACAATGAGGTACTGGATTATGCTGCTATTGAAAAAATTCCCATGAACCCGCTGTACTGCGAGGGCTTCCACCGGGTCGGCTGCGTAGGCTGTCCTATGGCATCAAAAGCAAGGACTATGGAGTTCGCTCGCTATCCGAAAATCAAGGCGGCGTATATTCGGGCCTTTGATCGGATGCTGGAAGAACGGAGGAAGCGAAGTCTGCCGTGCCAGTGGCAATCTGTCGTGGATGTATTCCACTGGTGGATGGAGGACGGCGTTCTGCCGGGGCAGGAAGTATTAGACGGATTTGAGGAGGATGTATGAAAGATCAAGAACTCGTAAATGCGCTGCGCGAGCACGCAGAATGGGCGCGGGCAAATGAGTGGGAAACGCCCATCACCCTGGGCGATGATCTGGCGGAGGCCGCTGACCGACTGGAGAATCAAAGCACCCACATCGCGGCGCTCCAGCAGGAGATTGAGAAGCTGCGGGGGCAGAACGAGCAACTGCGGGAAGCGGCTGCGCTGGTGGTCAAGGAGAGTGCGGAGCTGCTTGAGCGGCGCTGGATCCCGGTGGAGGAGCGGCTGCCGGCGACTGATTCATGGGGCGTGTCGAAGGTGGTGCTGGGCATAGTACAGAATGAATCAGGTTATCCGCCACCCAATCCGTGCTTTTGTGTGTATCTTGGCAATCAGCAATGGACGATTCGCGGACGGATGGCGACGATTACCCACTGGATGCCACTGCCGTCAGGCCCGGAGGTGGAATTATGAAAAAATGCACCGGTGAAAACTGCCCCATGCGGGTGGGGTATGATTTTGAGAATTGTTCCGCAACCGAAAAGTGCCCGTTTCACACATGGCCGATAACCATCTCCGACCGCGTCAGGAACATGACGGACAAAGAACTGGCTGGTATCCTGCTCAAATTCAGAAACGATGAAGCGCTGAACCGTTTTGCTGGGGTTTCGGATTTGCCGGAAACCTTGGAGGAAATTGAAAAATGGCTGGAAAACCCGTGGGAGGGCAAGCCGTGAGCGAGGCTCAGAATGGAGGAAATGTGATGGAACGATTAACTAAGCGTTTGTCCAGTGGAGCGGCTGATTATAATTACCCTAAAAGCTGTTACTTCGGGGATGGGTCTGGCCCAGACAGAATAGCCCAAAGTGCTTTTAGGCAGAGGTGTGTTGAACAGTTGGCCGACTATGAAGATACGGAGCGGACGCCGGAAGAAATCGACATGGATCACGAAGCCGCAGAGCAGCTTCGCTATCTGTGCCGAAACTGCGATCTTGACCGGTTGGAGAAACTGGCCGAGGCCGACAGAGACGGTCGGCTGGTGGTGCTTCCGTGCAAGGTGGGCGATATGGTGTATTTTGCTTTGCTTGGAAGAATCATTGAGAAGCAGGTATTTAGCATCGTTTCATTTTCAGATTCCACGAGAATTTACTGTGGCGGAACCAGCGAATATTTCAGGCCAGAGGATATAGGGAAAACCTTCTTCCTCACCCACGAGGAAGCGGAGAAAGCATTGGAGGCGATGAAGGATGAATGACCTAAAGCCGTGCCCGTTTTGTGGTTATAAGGGCGTAGAGATACTTGCGGATGATAACGAGTATTTGTACTATCGATACTTCTCGCAGTGTCAGAGATGTGGGGCCGGTGCAAAGCGAGGCCACACAAAAGAAGATGCTGTTAAAGAGTGGAACAGGAGGGAGGAAAGAACATGACGAAGCGTTTTTGTGATCTTTGCGGAAAAGAAATACACAAGCTTCAGGACACTTATAGGGTCAGCGTGGAGAACAACGCTGACATTCCCTACGCAAACGACCCGAACATAGTGGATGTGGAGGAAATATGCCCTGTCTGCGCGAATCGTATCCACCAGGCTGTGCAAGACCTGAAACAGGAGGGCTACAATGGCTGAACCTAAAAAGCCTTTTTACCGCGACAAGAAATGGAAACTTGGCGGAAGTTTCGGCTGGTGGCATATACCGTACTGCCCGCATTGCAAGCGGCAGTTGGGGCTGATGGTCGAAGAGCAGAAGGCTGAAAAATGCCCGATGTGCGGCAAACCGTTAGAATGGGATGGTGCTGGAAATGGCTGAATATAAAATCTACTTTAGCGTGGCTGGGGCGTTTGGAGTGAAAGTGGATGGACTGTTTTAACCGTTTGTGCCCGTTTCGGGAAAATACGACAAGCAGTCTCAATAGATGTGAGTGTGTAGCATGTCCCAATAGATGCCCAAAGGATATGACATACAGCACGAACAATCACACGGTGCAAACAGAATGGAACAGGAGGGTTGAAAATGGCTGACATTAAGACAAAACTGAATGTTGGAGATACCGTTTGGTGGGTACATTGTTCAAACAAAATATACAAAGGGACAGTCGAAGAAATTTCATGCTGTGACCATCAAGGCGCACTGTACTGCCAAATTTACAGCCCGTCTTTTAGGCGGAATCCGTATCCGACCGTGCATTATTCCAACGTTTTCAAGTCCAAGGACGATGCAAAAGAATTTGCAGAGTATCAAAAAGCAAACCCTGATGATGTATTTCCCAAGTGTATGGGGTGTCACTACAATGTGTTCAAGAGGGTTAACAATGACTGAATACATTGAACTGGAAGTAGCTGTAAAAGCGTTTAATAATTTTGACGCTGGTAGGGCAGATAGTCCGTCTTTCACGCTTTTGAGACCAGAAGAGTTCGCAGAATATCTTTATGAGCTTCCAACCGCCGATGTTGCCCCGGTGGTGCATGGGCAGTGGGAAAAAGAGCCATCATCTTTTTGGAGGTGGACGCCGTCTGGTGCGGTAGCGGTTGCGAGGGCTACTTATAGATGCGGTCTCTGTGGGCGGGGAACCGCCGTAAAATCTAACTATTGCCCCAACTGCGGGGCGAAGATGGACGGAGGTGCTAACCATGAGGACGATTGATGCTGATAAACTGGTTGATATGCTATATGACAATGAGTTTGCTGTACTTTGCCCGTTGGATGAAGTAAGCGGAGTGGTTGACGCTTGCCCCACCGTGGATGCCGTGCCGGTGGTTCGGTGCAAGGACTGTGTATACTGGGATGATGACCCTGATACTTATGGGGCAGATGACGGTCCGAAAGGCAAATGTATGAAATCATTTGAAACGATGTACGCAGATGACTTTTGCAGTTACGGCGAGAGAAAGGACGGCGGGGATGGCTAAACAATCTGGCATGATTGCCTTTGCCGAGCAATTCGCCGAGGCGAAAGTAGCAGCCGCCCAGCGGCTAACCTCACAGTACATGATCGATACCTTACAAATGACCCTCCACCAGACGGAGGGCTGGGGGTATGACCGGATCATGCGCCTGACGGAGGCGTGGCAGCAGACCCAAAAGGAGTACACGCCCGCCCTCAATTCCAACGACCCGGCGGCGGACGTGATGCAGGAGCACATGGACCGGGTGATGGCCCAGATTATCGGCGGCAAACAGGAGTTAAGGCCGTTCCCGGAGCGGTATCACGAGCTGCGGAAAGTGACATATGGGAGGCAACATGACAAACGATGACAAAGCCCTGCTAAGGGCATATGCGGAAAACAACATGATCCTGGAGCAGGCTGCACGGCAGGTCTATATGCACCGCAATACGGCGGGCTACAGGTTTGAGCGCATCAAGAAAGAGACCGGGTTAGACCCGCATTGTTTTTATGACCTGGTGGCACTGTTGCGGGAGATTGGGGAGTGCGTATGATCGAGGTGATAGCATGAGCACATTCCCGGAGCGGCTGCGCAAATTGAGAGAATCTGAGCGGCCTGCTAAAAGTATGAGATTGAAAGCGGAGTTGATTGGGATCGGGCATGATACGCTGCGGAAGTACGAAACCGGGGAGAACGAACCGGCTCTCAGCCAGTTGAAGCTGATAGCGAATCATTACCACGTCAGCTTGGATGAGCTTGCATGGGACGAGGGTGAGAGAGAGTAAACCTTTATAGTATCGCAAAAAAAATTGGTCTTTGCCCCCAATTCGGGGCAAGCGTAGAAAAATATGTGTCAGAATGAGGGTGCGGGGTTATATCCGCATCCTCATTCTTTCCATCCATCCTTTCTTTCCTCCTGACCCCGGCGGATGCCGGGGATATGCAGACGTAGCTCAGTCGGTAGAGCACCGCACCAGGAGGTATGCGCTGGTTCAAGCCCAGCCGTCTGCACCATGGCAGGGAGCGTTTTCGGGTGATATGCCTCTGCCCCTGTTCGTAAAATATAAGCTGCGGCCCGCAAAAGCAGCTCGTCTCCGGCAACTGGTACTTGCCCTTGACGCCCCGGTGCAATTCCGGTTGGGTATAGGACCCCTCGCACCTCTCAACGATGTGGCCCAGGAGGGACATTCACGGCATAGGTGCCCCGTAAGGGGAGACCACAGCGAGTGACGGGGACGTTCCCCGAAGCGCTAAAGCAGGGCAGGACTGCAATGCCGTACCAGATAGCGGCTCGTGTCTTTGGGCACGTAGGTTATGCAAACCAATCTTGACGGCTGGAAGAGACAGCGTGTATGCCCCTCAAAATCGAAGGCTTGCGCTTATGCGTGGGGTAATGGTAGAGGCTGCGGGGCGGGTAAAGTCTGCTATGTAAGGCCAAGGGGTGGGGGCCGGTAGCAAATAAATGTTAAGAGGTTATGCAAAATGAAAAAGTATATCGGCGTGAAAATCATTGAGGCGGTCCCCGCTATTCGCAAGGGCTGCAGAGTTTATGAGAAGGACCAGCCCATTCCCAAGAGCATGGCCCCTGATGAGGAGGGCTATAAGGTCTGCTACCCGGACGGCTATGAAAGCTGGAGCCCCAAGGCGGTATTCGAGGAAGCGTACCGCCCCATCGACGGCATGAACTTCGGTTTGGCTATCGAGGCATTGAAGAAGGGAAAGAAATGCAGGCGGGCAGGTTGGAACGGGAAGAACCAGCACATCGAGCTGGCGTCCGCCATCAGTTACACGTCCCCGGAGGGAACAATCGTCAACGCCAACCACGAGGCCATCGGCAACAAGGCCATCGCATTCTGCGGCACTTCCGGCGTGCAGATGGGGTGGCTTGCAAGCCAGGCGGATATGCTTGCCGATGATTGGATGATCGTGGAGTAAATCATTACCGGTAGCAAAACGAAAGGGAGTGAGCGCATGGCTGGCGGAGCGCCAAGGAAATGGAAAAGCGTAAAGGCAATGCAGGAAGCCATTGACGCTTACTTTGAGAGCTGCAAAGGAACACCGCTTATGATTGACGGCGATGTTGCCACAGATAAATACGGAAGGCCGATTATTTTAGATGAAAAGCCGCCGACGGTAACAGGGCTGGCGCTGTCGCTTGGGTTCACAGGGCGGCAGGCGCTGATTGATTATCAGGGGAGACCGGAGTTTGCGGACACGGTTACGCGCGCGAAGTCCCGCTGCGAGGAATACGCCGAATCCCGGCTGTACGATAAGGACGGTGCCAATGGCGCGAAATTCTCGCTTGGCTGCAATTTCGGTTGGCGTGAAGTCAACGAAACAAAATTGACTACAGATGCGGTCAAGGTGGTCATCGATGTCTGAAATCCACCTGTCGGATAAAATCGGCCCGGCATTTTACAGCGTGGCGCGTGACATTTTTCATCATGGGCATACGCACTACGATTTTAGCGGCGGGCGTGGCTCACTGAAATCCTCCACAATATCAATTCTTGTACCGCTTTTGCTGGTTGGCAATCTGGGAACGCATGCGCTTGTGCTGCGCAAGGTGGCAAATACAATCCGCGATAGCGTTTATGCACAGTATATCTGGGCAATCGGCGAGCTGGGCATGGCAGCGTATTGGGAAGCGAAAGTATCCCCGATGGAGCTGATCTATAAGCCGACAGGCCAGAAGATTATGTTTCGCGGCGCTGATGACCCGATGAAGATCAAGTCTATCAAAGTGCCGTTTGGCTATATCGCCGTGACGCACTTTGAAGAGAAAGACCAGTTTGCCGGTCGCGCGGAAATCCGAACTATTTTACAGTCCACCATGCGCGGTGGCTCGGTGTTTTGGAATTTTGAGAGCTATAACCCGCCGATCTCGCGCGATAACTGGGCGAACAAGGACAGCTTAGAAGAACGCGCTGACCGGCTGTGCCACAAATCAACATATCTGCAAGCACCGCCTGAGTGGTTGGGAGAACAGTTTCTTGCAGAAGCGGAACACCTGAAAGAGACGGACGAGCGATCATATCAGCACGAATATCTCGGTATTCCGGTAGGAACTGGCGGAAATGTGTTTGACAAGCTGGAACTGCGGGAGATTACCGATGAAGAAGTCAAGAGTTTCGACCGCATCTATCAGGGAGTGGACTTCGGCTGGTTCCCAGACCCGTTTGCTTTTATCCGGTTGCATTATGATCGGGCGCGAGAGACCATCTATCTGCTGGACGAGATTTACCAAAACAAATTATCCAACGAGCAAAGCGCGACCATGATTAAGCAGCGCGGATATAACAACATTAGGACGGTTTGCGACAGCGCCGAGCCGAAGAGCGTTGCTGATCTCCGCGCAATGGGTCTACCTGCGTATGAAGCGGTCAAAGGCCCCGGTTCTGTGGAATATGGAATGAAATTTTTGCAGCGGAGAACGATTGTTATTGATAGGCGACGCACACCGCACGCTTACGATGAATTTGTTGGATACGAATACGAACGAAACAAAGACGGTGACATTATCAGCGGATACCCAGACGCGAACAACCACCTGATTGACGCGACCCGGTATGCGCTGGAGCCTGTCAGCCGCAGAATGGGAGTTATTGCATGAGCAGTGCAGTTATCCAAAAGTTAAAAGAACTTGGCTATACAACAATCTCTGAAGAGTTTTATGGGCAAGTTGATCTGTGGGAATCGTGGTACGTTGGTAAAGTGAAGGGATTCCACCAGTACCGCAGATATAACGGCCACAAGTGGACTAAACACAATAGAGCAACGCTCAGCATGGGGAAAAAGGTCTGCGAGGACTGGGCGAACCTGCTCATGAACGAAAAAGTCAAGATCACGCTTGAGGGAAAAAAGGAACAGGATTTCATCGATCGCGTTTTGGCGGAGAACAATTTCACCGTCAAAGCTAATGAGATGCAGGAGATGAAATCCGCACTGGGGACGGTGGCATATATCCCCCGCGTGACGGGGCAGGGCGTGACGGATTCCGGCGAGATCATCCCCGGTGACGCGTCCAGCATTGCGATTGATTATGCAACGATGCATGACATTTACCCACTTGCATGGCAGAACGGCTTTATTTATGATTGCGCTTTTACTTCCAGGGTCACGCGAGAGGGAAAGGATTATGTGTATTTCCAGATCCATCGCAGAGCGAATGATGGGACGTATGTAATCGAAAACCGAATTTACCGATACCAGAACGAACAGTTGTCCAATGAAGATTTGAAGAATGTTTCCGGGTTTGAGCGTATTCCACCTGTGGTATACACCGGAAGCAATAAACGGCAGTTTGTAATTGACAAGCCAAACATTGCAAACAACTTCAATTATCTTTTGCCGGTTGGCATTTCCGTTTTTGCAAATTCCATTGATGTTCTTCGCGGCGTTGATACTGCGTATGACTGCTACGTCAATGAGTTTGAAAACGGCCCCATGATGATGATGGTCAAAATGCCAGCGACAAAGTATGAAGACGGTGAACCGACACTGGATGACGATGACAGGCGGTTTTACCTTCTCCCGGAAGATACACAGCAAGAGAGCGTTGTTGAGACCGTTGCACCGGAACTTCGGACGGCTGCGCTGAATGTCGGCCTGCAAGACCAACTCAATATGCTTTCCAGCAAATGTGGGTTCGGTGAAACCTATTATCGATTCGATGGCGGAAGCGTGGCAACAGCTACGCAGGTAATCAGCGAGAATAGCACCATGTTCCGCACGATCAAAAAGCATGAAGTCATTTTGGAAAGTGCTCTGGTTGAGCTTTGCAGAGTTCTTCTGCGGCTTGGTAATAAGGCGTTGGGCGCAGGGCTTGACGAAAATGTTGAAATCAGCATTGATTTTGATGATTCCATCATTGAGGACAAGCAGAGCGAATTTGCCCGCGACCTGCAAATGCTCAACGCAGGGATCATGAACGCCTGGGAATTCCGGGCAAAATACATGAACGAGGACGAGGCAACCGCAAAGGCGGCGCTGCCGAAGATGCAGGACATGACAACCGAAGGCCAAGAGGAGGTAGAGTGATGGGCTATGGAGAAAGCGCCGGTACTTTTTGGATAAACATCGGGACTGAGGAAAATCCGGAATGGGCTTATTTGGGTCAGAGGAAATGATCCGATACCCGTTTACGCCTGAACTGCTTGACGCACTTCCCGAAAAACTGGCGGAGCTGTACCGCGGTCTTGAGGATACGCTGCTGATAGAGATATGTTCCCGGCTCAAGGCTGCGGACGAGCTGAATGAGGTAACGGTGCAGGACATCCGGGCGTTGCGTTCCCACGGCATCGACCTAAAGGAAATCAAGAAAGCAATCCGCGAGACTTCCGGCATCAGCAAAACAAAGCTGGACAAGCTGCTGGGCGATGTGGTCGCAAGGAACCAACAGTATTACACCGATATGATTGACCTTGCACATATCACCCAGCCTGAGACACTGGTTGACGCTGCGGAAGTGGCGGCGATCAGGACGCAGACACTTGATACATTCCACAATCTGACCGCATCCATGGGCTTCCTGGTGGACGCTGGGCGTACGATGCTCTCACCTGCCAAAGCGTACCAATGGGCACTTGACAGCGCAGCGTTGCAGGTGCAAAGCGGTTCAATTAACTACAATCAGGCAATTAAAACTGCGGTAAAGGAACTCGCGGATAGCGGTCTGAAAGTGGTTGATTATGAAAGCGGCCATCGGGATCATGTCGATGTTGCCGCGCGAAGAGCCGTAATGACGGGCGTATCTCAAATCTGCGCCAAATATACGGAGCAATCCGCAGAATATCTGGATACACCATATTTTGAAGTATCAGCCCATGTTGGTGCGCGAGATAAGCCGGGATCGTCACCGTGGTCATCGCATAAGGAATGGCAAGGACGTGTTTACAGCGTCCGTGCTGGAGACATTTATCCGAGCATTTATGACGTTTGCGGCCTGGGCGCTGTTGACGGTCTGGAAGGGGCCAACTGCCGCCACAGGCGGTTTCCGTGGGTCGAGGGCGTGTCTGAGCGCACTTACACGGATGAACAGTTGGAACACATCGATGATGGCCATGGATGCACGTTTGATGGCAAGGATTACACTGCATACGAGGCAACCCAAATGCAGCGCCGTATTGAGCGTACGGTTAGAAAGCTAAAGCGTGAAAAAGCCGCCTACAAGGCCGCAGGATTGCATGAAGACGAGACTGCGGTAAACATACGGCTACGGCGGTTAAACGCTAAATACAAGGCGTTTAGTGCGGAAGCTGGCCTGCCGGAGCAACCGGAGCGGATGCGCGTCTATAATGCTACTCCCATTTCAAAAAGCATAAAAAGCACCGGTAATGGCAACAGCGTTTCCCCGGGAGATCCGGTTTTGGTTGGTACTGTTGATTTTTCTGATAAAACAGCAACCATGAAAGTTTTGAGCGATGCTGAGAAAGAACTGGCTGATTTTGATTACGAAGTTAATTACTCGGTGACGAAAGATGGCAAAGTCTGGCGCGTCTCAGGGGAAGCAACAACTGTAGACTTGTCTGCTATACCGAGCACCCTAAATGGGTCATATTCGTATCACAATCACCCACGTGAAAAAACGCATTACTCTTTTAGTGCAGAAGACGTTGCGTTCTTTATGGACAGTAAAGAAGAACTTTCCATTGCGTCTGATGACCGATTTATATACATTATGAGACGAACAGCCAAAACCGTTGAAAAAGCTCGCGATGTGGTGTACAATCGCTTTAAGGAACTGGAACGAACGGACGTATTTGAGATGATGTGGAAAGGGCAGATAAACCCGGACGTTGATAAGTACCACGAAGTAATGAAGATTTTAAGTAAAGAGCTGGAGGTTGACTATGTACGCAAAGAAAAAAATAAATGAAAACCATCCACTCTTTAATGAGTACAAGGCAAAATGCGACGCGCTTTTTCATGAATGTTGGGCTAAAGTAGATGAAGAACGGGCAAAATACCCCGATTGGAAAGGACGAGACCACCCATCTGATTTGGCGGTATATGCACTTGAAAAAGAGTGCAACTCAAAGCTTAGAGACCTACAACGTGAATATGGTTTCCTGTTTTCCGAGGTGACGGACAATGAATGATGATATCATGCGCGCTGTGGAAGCTATTCTTAAACGTGGCAATGATGCGGAGATCCGGCGCAAGGGCGACGGGTACATCGTGTTAGAGGTCAAGAAAACAATCAAATATTCAACTCCCGCGTAATTGGGCGCGGGAAAGGGCAATAGGAGCCAGCTGCTGAGTTTTCCTCGGCGGTTGGCTCTTTTGTTGTAATACGCAGTGGGGAATGACGCTGTGGAATAAAGGAGAATAAAAAAATGGCAGACGAAATTAGGACTTTTGATGAAATACTGGCTGACCCCACCTACAAGGCGGAGTTTGACAGGCGAATCACAAAGGCGCTTTCGACTGTTCAGAGCAAGCTGGACGCGGAAGTGGAAAAAAACAAGCAGTTTTTAGCAAACGGCAGCGCGGAAACGGACGCACTCAAAAAGGAGATCGAGGGCTACAAGTCCAAGATTGCCGATTATGACTACGCAGACGTTATCCGTAAAACGCTTTCTGAGAAAGGCGTGAAGTTTAGCTCTAAAGCTGCCGAGAAGGCGTATTTGGCAGACCTGAAAGCAAAGCATCTTGAGATCAAAGACGGCGCGCTTGATGGGTTTGACAAATGGCACGAGGAACAAGTCAGCGCCGATCCGTCCGCGTTTCAGGATGGCGTAAAAATTGACTGGTCCGCTGCCGTTGGCGGCGGTGAAAAGAAAACTGACACCAATGCCGCGATGAACAATCTGATTCGCGGCGCACTCAAGTAACAAAAAGGAGAATATAACATGGCAAGTATTGATCGTTCCGCACTTTCTGGCCTGATCCCGGAACCCGTAACCCGCGAGATCATGCAGGGCGCTATCGCTGAATCTGCCGTTCTGCGCATGGGCCGCAGACTGGCGAATATGTCCAGCAAGACGCAGACCATCAATGTGCTCGACGCACTTCCCTCCGCGTATTTCGTCAACGGCGAGGCCACCGACGGCGGCGCCGGTGAGGCATTCAAGCAGACCACCAAGATGGCGTGGGACAAGAAGAAGCTGTACGCCGAGGAGATCGCTGTTATCGTCCCCATCCCCGAGGCTGCTCTCGATGATGCGGACTATGACATTTGGGGCGAGGTCAAGCCCCGCCTGACCGAGGCTTTCGGCAATGTCATTGACGGCGCTATGCTGTTTGGCAAGAATAAGCCCAGCACCTGGCGTGATGGCATTGTGCCCTCTGCTATTGCTGCGGGAAATGGTGTTCCTGTCAGCTCTGACATTTACGCCGACATCATGGACGAGGGTGGTCTAATCTCCAAGGTCGAGCTGGACGGCTTCAATCCCAACGGCGTGATGTCCGCTATTCAGATGCGCGGCAAGCTCCGTGGGCTGAAAGACACCACCGGTCAGCCTATTTTCAAGACCGATATGCAGGGCGCTACCCGCTACGGCCTCGACGGCATGGACATGTACTTCCCCATGAACGGCGCGTTCGACCCTGCGCAAGCACAGATGATCGTCGGCGATTGGAGCCAGCTCGTCTATGCCATCCGCCAGGATATGACCTTCAAGGTGTTCACCGAGGGCGTTATCCAGGACCCCGCTACGAAGGAAATCGTTTACAACCTCATGCAGAACGATATGGTCGCGCTTCGTGCCGTCATGCGTCTCGGCTGGGAGATCGCAAACCCCATCAACGCGTACAATGCAGAAAAGACAAATCCGTTCCCGTTCTCCGTTTACGGCAAGGGCGGCGCTATTTCCACCGTTGCTGTGTCCCCTGCTACCGCCACCGTAAAGAAGGGCGAGAGCAAGTTGTTTACGGCCAAGGTTGACGGCGAGGGCATTATCAACGGTGAGGTCGAATGGTCTCAGGACGGGACGAAGAGCAAGATCAGCGACGAGGGCGTTCTGAACGTTTCCACTACCGAAACCAAGAGCAGCATCACCGTTACCGCGAAGTCCAAGCAGGACGGAACCAAGACCGGCACTGCCACCGTTACCGTTTCTGCCTGATTTGAAAGGAGCTGACCCGTATGACTTACGCAGACTTTGAATACTACTCCGGCACTTACATGGGCGCTGTGAGTGAAAATGACTTCCCGCGTCTTGTTGTCCGCGCCAGCTCCTTTCTCGATTATTTCACGCAGAACCGAGCCAAGGACAACGTGGGTCTGGATGCGGTAAAGATGTGCTGCTGTGCGCTGGTTGACAAGTACGCGGTTATCGAAGCCGCGCAGGCGCTTGCTATGAAAAACCTTGCCAACGCTGCGGCGAATGACGCAGAAGTCAAAAGCGAGACGGTGGGCGGTTATTCCCGCACACTGGCGACCGGCGGCGAATCTGCCGTTTCTGCGCTGAACGCTACGGATGGGGCAAGAAAGCTGCTCGCAGAGACCTGCATGGAGTATCTTGCCCACACTGGCTTGCTGTACCGAGGGAGGGGGTGCGGATCATGTACGCTCCCCACACTGTAACGATCTACAATCCGGTCAAAGAAACCGACAAGGAGACGTTTCAGGAAACGCAAAAGCTGTATGTGACCGTACTTCGTGGCGTGATGCTGCAAGCGTCTAAGGCGGTTAACGTGCGCGAGAGCGGCCTTGCCGGAGCGGATGCGGTTGACCTCTACATCCCGTTTGGCGTGGAAGCTGTGGACGGCTTTACCGGCAAGGTGAAAATCTATGCCGGTCCGCAGCGGTTTTACGCTGCAGAGGACAAAACCGACCTGTGGACGCTTTCTGTCAAAGGCAACGGCGGGACAACGTTTTTCATCAAAGGCGAGTTTGTGACAGACAATGAAACTGTGGCGCTGGCTCAGGACAACTGCTACACCGTGACCAAGGTTGACGAGAAAGATTTCGGCAGCGTTGATATGCAGCACTGGCAGGTCGGAGGCGTGTAATATGGCGTTGAAATTCTCCGTTCAGACGGACGGCATGGACGCTGTAAAAGAGGCCGTTTCCAAGGGCTGTGATCGCGCAGAACACGTTCTGGCGGTGCAGGTCGCAAAAGATACCGCTCCGTTCGTGCCTATGCTCACAGGCTCTCTTAGAACGCGTACAAGGGTAACGGGAAACGAGGTTATTTACCCCGGACCGTATGCCAGGTATTTGTACTACGGAAAACTGTACGTCGATCCGCTGACCGGAAGCTCTTATGCCCGGAAGGGCGTTACGAAGGTTCCGGCAGTGCCGGAGAAGGATTTGATTTTCCACAGAACCGGGACCTGCTCCCATTGGTTTGAAGCATCCAAGGCGCAGAACATGGAGAAGTGGGTGCGTGTAGCAGAAAAGGCGGTGAAGCGTGATCTCTAAAGAAAAACCTGTAATGCTGGCATCCAGCAGCGAAAAGGCAGACCTTGACCGCCTGATGCTGATTTGGGCAAACCGTTTCCCCGGTATTCCGGAGAATGTGGATCTGATCAAATACGAGTATTTTGCGGCGAAAACGGTAGGCATGGCGCTTTCTTCCGTTCAGGGGGCCGTTATCACCAAGAAGTATATCTGCGGCGGATATCAGGCGGAGTATTCGTTTGAAATCCACTACCAGATTGCGCCACCCGGCAAGAGCGACGATACGCGCTTGAAGGCGGTTGAGGCTTTAAACAAATTCGCGGACTGGGCGCAGATGCAGCGACCGGACATTGGAGAGGGCAGGCGCGCCCTCCGCGTTGAGACGTCTGCGTTTGCATCGTATCTCGGCGCGACAAGCGACCAATACGAGGACTACATGGTCCCGCTAAAACTGATTTACGAGGTGAATGTATAATGGCAGATTTAATTTTTGCGACGCCCGAAGGTCAGACCATTGACCGCGAGCTTTTGATCGCGTATCTGAATACCGGCTCTAAGGAAGCTCCCACTTGGAGCGCCATCGGTAAGCGTGTGGAGGATTCCAGTGAAGAGATGGACTGGGGGCAGGAGAGCAAACAGGACATTCTGGGCAACACCTTCACCACCATGAAGAAGCCCGTTATTTCCCAGACCTTTGATCCCATCCCTCTGGATGCCGGTGACGCTGCTGCGGTGAAGATGTGGAACCTCGCCGTCAAGGATCATGACGCGCAGGCTCTTGCTAATCAGGATATGATGATTGGACACTTCTATGCTACGTCCGGCGAGGCGAAGTTTGCCGAGCGGTATGATTCCTGTGCTATTGCCGTGACGGGCATCGGCGGCGACGGCGGCGGTACGCTCAACATCACGAGTGAGATCACCTACGGCGGCAATCGTACCCTGGGCACCATTACCAAGGACACCAGCGGCGTGACCTTTACGGCAGTGGCTTAAAAATAAAGGGGCGGGCGCAAACCCGCCCCAATTTCGGAGGCTATTATGAAAGACCTGATTTTCGATACCGGTTTAGTTACCTACAACATCAACGGAAAATGCGAATTCTCTTTTAACCCCACCGACAGCGCCTTTGTGGAAAAGCTGTTTAATGCCTTTGATATCCTCGACAAGAAGCAGGATGCGTACAAGGCAGAGGTGGAAAAGACCGCCAACAAGCGGGAAGTTTTTGAAACCGCCCGGAAGATGGACGAGGAAATGCGTGAGATCATCAACGATGTGTTCGGCTTTGACATTTGCTCTGCCCTGTTCGGCGAGATGAACGTATACGCGCTGGCGGACGGCCTGCCGGTGTGGGCGAACCTGATGCTTGCCATCATGGATGAGGTTGACACCACCTTTGCCCGTGAACAGAAAGCCACCAACCCCCGCGTGAGCAAGTATACGAAGAAGTACCACAAATGAGGTACGATCTGCCGACTGCCGTAGAGGTAAACGGCGCTGAGTACCAGATACGCTCTGACTATCGCGATATCCTAACGATCATTGAGGCACTGTCTGACGCTGAGTTGTCGGAGGAAGAAAAGGCCGAAGCCATGCTTGACATTTTCTATCCAGACTTTGCGGAAATGCCGCAGAGCGACTACGAGGAAGCAATCAAGCAATGCGCAAAATTCATCAACTGCGGGGAAGAGCAGCGTGAAGAAAAGCGTGGGCCAAAGCTGATGGATTGGCAGCAGGACTTTCCCCTGATCGTTGCCCCAGTCAACCGCGTTCTGGGACAAGAAGTCAGATCTGTTGAGTATCTGCACTGGTGGACGTGGGTATCCGCATATCAGGAAATCGGGGATTGCACTTTTGCCCAGGTTGTGGGAATCCGCAACAAAAAGGCAAAGGGGAAGAAACTGGATAAAAGCGAACAGGAGTTTTACAAGCAGAACCGGCACCTGGTTGACTTCAAGCGGCAGTATACGGAACAGGACGAGGACGTTATCAGCAAGTGGATATGAAAACCGCCCTCCGGAGAGGGCGGCTGATTGGTGGCTTATTTTTCTACCAATTCTGCATCAATGCTGACTGTTTTAGGATCAAAAGTCAATTTATATGTTTTTGACTCGCAAACATTCAGCTTAAATTTTTGGCTTGAAACGCATCCGCGAGCAATCGAAATTGTGTGGAAGCCAAAATCGAGACGTAGAGAAACGGGCGCGTCCAAATTATACCCGGTTTTTTCTCCATCAATAATTAAAATTGATTTCCCCTCCATAACTGAACGA